GGCACTTCTATATTCGCCCTGTGGCACTAATCTTTCATCAAGATCAGCGTTCATTTTTCCAGAAGTAAAGACATTTTTAATATCTGGCATGTTTTAGTGTTTTATGTGTTTTGATTTACCTCTTAAAATTTGAGTGATTTCTTCTAGTTTAATATTTGATAATCTAAGTTTTGCTTTACGCATCTCAGCAAACTTTTCTTTTTTATATCTTGCTATTTGAAAATTAGGTACATTAGCTCTTGTTGATAATATAGCGTAAGCAATCCATTTGTACATTGCTTCTTCAGCCATTTTGTGTACCTGCATTTCCCCATCTGTACCAAGACTATCGCTTATATATTTTAATACTATAGTTTTACCACTTAAATCAGAACTTAAATGTAATATATTGTTATCTATAAAAAATGATCCATTATTTTGAGCATATTGTGGATCGAGTCCATATCTTTTATTATTCAATTTCCAATATGTATCATCTTCAAAATTTCTACTTTTATTTTTAACAGGTGTAGCTGATCTATAATTTGCCCATGTTTTTGAAACTAGATTGACATTTTCCGAAGCTCCTGTTTGAGATAATCTTAATTTATCAATTAAACCAACAAAAGCACTTGTACTGTCACCTGGTTCTATTACTAACGTAAAAGATTCCGTGTCTGACGTCGTTTGAAAACCAAAATCAGTTGTTTTTAAACTTAATGGTATATTAAAGTCAATTTCATTGTCGTTTACTGTCATTGCTGATGATGGTAAATACACTTCGGATATTACAGGTATTAGTACTGTACCAGTGTTTTCACTATAAACGTTTTTATATCCTTCTTTACCATATAAAGTTATTTTAAGATTTCCCGCTTGTAATGTTGTACTATTAGCTTGCCAAGGATGTTTAAGAGAAAAAGAAAACAAATAATCTTGTCCCATTTTTACGTCTACAGGTATTGATATTTTATTTCCAGCCGCAACAGAACTACCTTCTATAGCACCCATTTGATTGTCACCTACAACGTCGGTCCAAGTCCAACCAGTGTCCAAAGTAATTTCATCAGCATTTTCAGTTAATTGTGAATTAATAATTAAGTCACCTTGTCTCTGTGGATTAGATGTTTTACTAGCAGGATATATCGTATGTTGTATGCCACCAGAATCTGACCAAGAAATGTTTGTATAATTAACATAATCTTGAGGTAACATCAAGCGTAAGGACGGGGGAACTGTTAACTCGTGAGCCTTTACGGATTTAAAAGTATCAAAAGAAAACTCTTGTAAAGCTCTTTGCGCGTGAAATATAACATCTGTTCTTTTAACTTTAGATATAATTTTATCTTCACCTACATAAGCAACAATAAATTGATTTATAACATCACTTAAGGAAGTAAATTGATAATTACCGCTATTGCTCTCGTCTTGATAATATTGATTTTCTGAATTAGGTGTAAGTAATGGCATATTTTATTGTTTTTCTTGCATTAATTTTTGTGTTAATTCTTTGTCACTAGCAAGATGTAAATCTTGATTTTTAATAGTAATTCCAGATAATTCTAAAATCTTATAAACTAATTTTGTCTCCTCAGTAGAATGCAGTTCAAAATCAATACTATTAATTGGATCGTACAAAGCTTTTTCATCTATATCAGAAGGTACTATAACGTAAGCCCATTTAGCAGGTCGAGGTCTTTTCGTGTAAGTACAAGATATATTAGCATTGATAGATGTTGGGAAAACCCTTACACCGGCATTGTTCTGAAAATATACTGGGAAAGAAATTGTTGGAGCCGCTAAAGGAGTATTTATATATGTTAACGCTTCATTTGCGTTTACAGGTTCAACCTCTATAGAACTATTGTAAATTACAGTTCCTAAACTATATAAATTTTCAGGTAAAAGAAATCTATTACCCATTGGCCCCGTACTTGTTTGATAAGTAAGGTTTGCTCTAACTTTAAATAAAGCAACTTTTTCATTTATTAATTTTATAACATCTGAGTATTCAGTGTCATTACTAGACATTTTTGATAAAGCATTTATATCGTAAAAATATTGCTCAAAAATATCCATCTGTGCTTGACTAGCAAATAAATTAAATTCTTGAGGTGTTATATAACCTCTTTGTTCTTTATTAGCGATTGCTAAAACTTTTTGATATACTGTATCTATATTTACTGGCATAATCTTTATTTTTTATAAGGAAATTTTTTATTAAGTTTATCTTTTCTTTTATTACATCCACAATCTTTTTTTGGTCCAAACACCCCGTTTTTAGCTAAAAAATTAGTAAATGATTTTACACCTGTAACTGTTGTAAATTTCTCTATTGAATCGCCTAATCCTATTGATTTTTTCATAATATTAAATTTGTAGTTTGCAATCGCTCCGTAGAGCGACTGCATCTACAGTTAGATTATTTTAATCTTTTTTCAATATTGGTATAAATTTCCATTCCTTCGTCAGTTTTAAACCAATGTGCTAAAGCGGTATATGGATGTTCTTCAAACGGTACCACCATTAACTGTCTATTATTAGACGCCCACAAAAAGTTTCTTTGATCAGAAGATAATTTCAATATTCCAGCTTCTACAGCTTTAATACCAAAGTTTCTAAGTTGAATATTATCATCGTTAAGAAGTTCTAAAAACAAATTAGGATTTTTTCTAGCAAATATAAGTAAATCTCGTTTAACTTCACTAGAACTCATCTCTGATACTTTAGAACCAATCTCTACACGCATTATTGCCTCTGCCATATCAATATCCATCGATCTTGCAGCAACAATAGCATCAGCTTCTAGTTCTAATATATCTATTTGTTCTTCTGCTATTTTAGATGGTTTGTACTCATAAAAAACCTTATCTCTATGTGGGTGATATAAAGAAAGCATTTTTTGTAAAACTGTTTCTTCTCTTCCAACAAATAAAGTTCCGTTTCTAAAAATTATATGAGATAATCTTTGATCACCTTTCATTTCATCTACAAAACAAGTTTGTTGGTTTTGACAATATTTTAACTCTCTTTGATATCCTTTTTCTTCATCGAAATAATACACACCAGAAGCCTTGATAGCTTTAGAAAGAGGTTTCTGTCCATTTTTCAAATAATAAACCCTATCTTTTATTTCCCATTTTTCTTTTTTTGGTAATGGTTTCTCCACGACCAATGTTTCAACTTTTGGTTGTTCTGCAACCTTCGGCGTTTCTACCGTTTCTTTTTTTGTTTCTTGTTTTTTTGCCATAATATAATATATAATAAAATTAATAAAATAAAAGGCCGAGGCCGAAGCCCCGGTCTTTTAAAAATTGCTTAGTTTAATAACATGAAGTTATTAGCACCTTGAGTAATTAAACATCTTTCAGAAAGCATGTGTAATTGCATTGCGTCTAGCGCTGAAGTAGCAGCACCAACCGAACCAGTAACCCATGATTTCATTCGTCTGTCATCAGTTTGAGAAGCTCTGTATCTAACGTGTAAGAATGGACGTTTAATATTCGCGCCTACCATTTGATCATATACAGAAGAAACTCCAGCTGGAATAAATACTCCTCTAATTGCACTAGCACTATTAGCAGCGTTAATACCACCTCTTGTACCAGCATCATTTAAATATTTCCAATCAGATTTGTAGAAATCATAAGAACCTCTACGGAATCCAGAGAAACCTAAATTAAGTGCCATATCTTCAGAGTTATCAAATACTCCGTAAGAAGTACCACCAGCTCCATAAGAATTCATTGAAGCTAACATGTCATCAACAGCTAGAGACGTAGCTCTATTTAAGAACATCATGTTTTCTTCGATAGCACCTTGCTTGTCAAACTCAGCTAAGATAGCGTCAAATTCAGCTAGATCAGAACCACCACCAGTAATCCCAGAAGAAGCGTTTCCTCTAGTTTCGATAGCGTCAAATAAACCTTGAGTACCTGTAGCTGTGTCAGCTGTTAAATCAAAAGCAGTGTCAGTTAAATCAGCAGCACTAATAACTGGATGACCAGTAGCACCCGCATTAGCAGCACTACCCATTTTTGCTTCTAACATAGCCATTTCTAAGTAATCAGTAAATCGAGCTCTTGTATCAGAAGCAGCTTTTAAATACCATAAGTATCCAGAAGTACCGTCTTCAGCAGCAACTTCAACCCAACCAACTCTAGAAGCGTCAGAACCTGAAACTTCGTAGTAATCTTTCATGATAATCGGTTTGTTCATGAATGATTTGAATTGTGGTTCATTCCCACCTCTTTGCTCAGTAGCTGTACCGTCAAGACCAACGTTAGCAGACGTACGGTAACTTGTACCTTTTAAAAACTCAGAACCATAAACTAATACAGTAACTGATTTTGATGCAGTTTCAGTAATACCCGCCGCGTTTAAAGAAGCGACACCATAAGGAGCAACTTCAACTTCACCAGCAGTTAAATCAACAGCTGTTACTAACGCTTTACAAACACCACCAGCACTCGCTACAATAACAGTATCGTTTACTCTAATACCATCGTCACCAGCAGTAACTGCGTTATCATCAATATCATGAGTGATTTCTAAAATACCACCAGATACTATATTACCACCTGCAGCAGATCCTGATTTTACATTTCCTTTGTAAGATAGATGTAACCTACCTTGTTCAGACCATACGACTTGGTCAGCCGTCATAGCCTCTTCAGCTCCAACTTGTGCTAAGAAACCTGAAATAGTTCTCGGTCCGAAAACTTCAGCTTCTTTCTCCATTAGATCTGGTACATATTGTTGCGCCCATCCCGCGCCAGCGGTTGTCGCTAAGTCTAAATAGTTTGTCTGCAGCGCTGTTTGTTTAGACGCTGGAGTACTATTTAGAACACTTCCTCCTGTAATTGCCATAATTTTGTAATTTTAAATTGTTATTTATTTTCTATTTTTAATTTTAAACTTAAAATCAGAAGTATTATCACCTAAAACTCTAGCTTTTATGCCACTTGCTTGTATTTCTCCATGAGCTTGTCTTGGATTCATATCAATATTTTTAGATTTCGCAACGCTTTCTTTCATAGCATCTGCTTTGCCTTGTTCGTAAAAGTGGTTGGCTATAGCGTCAGCGTTCATAGCTGTAAATAAAGATTTATGATAACCTTTGGCATCTTTCATCTCAGCGTTTTCACCTAGAAACTTTCCGATGAAATTATTTAAATCGCTTTGATTAGCCTTTACTTGGTTTGGATCCTTTACATTGTATCTAAATTTCTTATCTCCAACGTTAAAATCAAAACCTTTAAAATTATTATCAAAAACTTTGTTAGTTTGATTTACAAAAGTAGATTGTAAATACTCAGCTTGTTTTTCTTGTTCTTCTGACTCTTTGTTATATCTATTAAAGAAATCTACAGCTTTTTGTTGTTCTTGGGTTAACTTTGACCCAGCTTTAATTTCTTCATAGTATCTGGATTTTTGCCCTTCCAGATGGGCTTTAGCGCTGGCAACTTGCTCTTTTAACGCTAGTTTTTTTCTTCGTATATCTCTATCTTCATCTTCTTCTTCGTCGTAAGAGAACGAATCTTCCATAAGGAAGTTAATTTCTTCATTATTTAAATGAGGTTTTGTTTGTCTATAATATTCATATAATAAATCTTGATCATTAAATTGACTATAATCTTGATTTAAAGTAACGTAATCATTTAAATCTCCACCGGTTTCTTCCATGAAATTTATTAATTTTTCAATACCTTCGGGTAAAGGTTTACCAGTTTCTATTGATTCGTTTATAGCTTCTTCCACTTCTTCTGCTATATTTTCAATTGTGTTTTGATTGTCTTCTACAACTTCTTCTAATACTGGTGCTTCTTGTGTTTCTGTTTCCGGTTGTACTTCTTTTTGTTCTTGTGAGGTGTCGGTGTTTGTAAGCTCTGTAACCACTCCCTCGCTGTTAGTGTTATCTTCTTTAATTTCATTTTCTTCTGGTTTTATTGGTTTGCTTAAATCAACCTTAGTTATAGTTTCTTTTTCAACTTCAGGTTTCATTGTCATTTTTGTTTTAACCTTCGTAACGTTACCTTTTGTTTCGTTATTAGTAGGTTGTGATTCTGGTTGTTTTTTTACTTTTAATTTACCAACTTCGTTGTCTACGATTGGTTTTTCTTTTTTATTTGCCATAATATAATATAATAATAATTAGTTAAACATTAATCTATCTATTAGAGATTTTAAATTATCTCTGTGTTTTAATTTTTTAAATCTTTTTAATTTTAAATATCCACTATCTCTTTTAAATACTTTTGTAACTGCTATTGAGTATCCAATGTTTTCAACAGCATGCCAAATCCAAGGTGGTAAATATAATATATCTCCCGGTTCTAATTCAAAAGTATGAATATTATATTTAGATTTATCTAAATTAAAAAAATTCTCTTTACTAAAATTATATCTTTTAGACAATAACGAATTTAAAGTTAATTCTTCAAAGTCTAATAAATATATTTTTTTCTTTCCAACTACTTGATGTAATACAAAATCATAGGGACTAACGTGCACATGTGCTCCCGTTTTTGTATCTTTACCTATAAATAATAGATTCTCTACAGGCGTTTCTTTAAATGGTCCAGAAAGATTTGGATTATCAATATCTTTGTATATATCATCGTGAACATTTATACAACTCAAAGCGCTATCTGCTAAATAGTGACCACTATGTAAATCATTTAAATAATCATTAAATAATATCTCGCGTCTATCGGCTTTTGATATACAAGCATCTTTTTCACATTTATATTTCTCTATATTAACTAAAGAATTATTAAATTTTTGTTTAAGATATGATTTTTTACTCCATTTTTTTATAGCCTTCATTTGCAAAGCACCTCCCTTTACAAAGAATGGTTCTGTTAAATTATATTGCATTTAATTGTTTTGATTAAAATTAAAATAGATCGAAATCTCCTCCAATTATATCATTACCTGAAGACTCAAAGCTTTTAGGTGGTTTTGCGTTATTTCTTTGGTCAATTAATTCGCTTTGTTGTGTAGCTTGTATTTTTGTTCTCTCATCTTTACGATCTTCTTTCATTTTTTCTTTTTTGCCAACAGCATCTACATCCATTTGCTTGAGCCTCATATTCATTTCAAACTCCATTTGCATTAATTCTTTCTTTAAAGCAGCTTCTTTTTCCATTTTGACAGTTTCAAGTTCAGCTTTCATCTGCTCTAAAATACCTTCGTTTTGAACTTTCATTTGTTCTTTTTGCATTTCTAATTGAGCTGCAGTCTGTTGAGTTTGAGAATTAGCCTGCGCTTGTAATTGGATGTTTTGCTGTTGAGCCATTTCGTCTCTATCCAATTTTTTCTTTCTACGTATTTTAAGTAATTGATTAGCTAATTTAATATTTTTTATTTCTCTAATATCAATTGCATCTTCCAACTCTATGTTTTGCTGTGATAATGCTACTTGAATATTATTTTCTAGCATCATTTTTTCTTCTTCATCTGGCGCTAATTGAAGAAATATACCAAAGTCATATAAATGTAGATTTTTTATTTCGTCTAAAGTAGCTGTATTATGTACCCCAACTTGCTGTATAAATGCTTCTGCTGTTGGAGAATACTCTAAAATATCAGATATTCTAAGCGACAAACATTCTGCTACTTCAGCTGTTAAGTATAAACTTGATTGTAATAAGTGTCTTGTTGCTGTATTAGAGTTTGCTGCTGCCATTTTTTGTACACCTACTAAAGCATTTTTATCAGGTAAACTACCATCCCTAGCTTCATTTAAACCGGTTACATCTCTTATCATTTGCAAATAATAGTTGTATGTATTAACTAACGCTTGCATCTTATTTCCACCGGCACCACTAGTTATTTCTTGAATTGGTATTTTACCCGGGTTCATATCACCATCTTGAGTAAATGATCTACCAATAACACTACCAGTTTGGAAGAACATATTTAAAGCTTCTTGTGGATTATAATTAGTTCCATTACCTAAATCTATCTCAGCTAAACCATCTGCATCTAAATAAACACCATCAGGAACCATTCTTGATAATACTTGTTGAAGTTTCAAATGTGTTAACTGAATCATATCCGCGAAACCTGTAATTCTATTAACTAAAGAATCTATTTTACCGTTATACATTCTAGGTGCAACAATAGCATAATTCATTTTAACTTTAGTAAAATCACTTTTAGGACGCATCATATTCTTTGCCATTTCCCATCTAAGTAATCTATTTGTACCAAGAATCATTGCTCCATCATATAAACATTCTATAGATCTTTGTAATTTAGAATATCCTCCTTCTTTATTTTCAGGTGGATTAAACGAATCATCTTTAGGTATAATTTTAGTTCCTCCCGCCGCTGTTTCCTTTATTTTATAAACTTCGTTCATATAAGTTTTATAATTAAAATATAAAACTTGAACTGTATTTTTATCTGATTTATCTATATTAAATCTATTGCTATATTTAGCATTTAAACTTCCGCGTTGTAAAACCTCTTCAGCATCAGTTTCTGTTAAAAAAGGAAACTCCTTCATTAACTCATTTATTGGTATAGACTTTACTTCTCCAACATAATATATATCTTCAAAGTATGGCGAATCAGTATATGAATATACTAAATTTACTGGATCAACATATTTAACAGTTGCACCTTCAGATGTGTTAAAAGATGTTTTAACAGCACCAATACCTAATACTGTTAAATCATAATTTATTCTTTTTCGTATAGACTCATAATTATTACCTTCAAATAAAACGTTTATAGCTTGTTCTTGAGCCAATTCAACTGATTGTTTATATGTTAGTTGCATATGTAACTCGAACTCTTCTATTGTTTCAGGTAATGATCTTTGATCTGTTTCGTATAAATCAACACCAAACGTTTCTAAAGTAAAATCATTAAAATCCCTTAATTCTATATCACCTTTAACAGCTTGCATATAATTTGTTCTTTCAGCTACACCGTATGGATCTTGTGAATATGCTTTTATATCGAATACACGTTCAGACATTCCATTGACAACTATATCTACAAACTTAGAAATAATTGGCACTGGTTTCCAGTCTAAATTTAAATAGGACAAATCACCATTAATAGATAATTCATCCTTATATTTTTGTATAGATTGCTCGCCTCTTGCGTACAATCTTAAATTATGAAAATTATTTAAGTTATTTCTATATCTATTATTATTGCTTTCGTCATTAAACCATTCGTTTTGTATTGCTTTACCAACTCTTAACCCATATTCATAACTTAATTTCTCTGCATCACTTACAGCTTGACTAGGAAAATAACTTTTTATAACAGACTCTGCCATATTTAATTTTTAATTATTTGAGACATACTTCCAGTATTACTATACTTCGATATGTTTATGTTTAATTTAGGTTTTTCTATTTTTGCGTTTGGAGCATATAAATGCCTATTGTTTGCCATAATAGCTAAACCACTACTTATTGTTGCGTCATGCTTTGTTCTTTTTGTTATATCAAATCTACTCCAATCATTTAGTAAATCATTAAAATATAAATCACCAAATGTTCCATCTCTCTTCATTCCTACATGATCTTG